GAACAGGCAGCCCGAACGCTGGCGCGATCGCGTCGAGCACGATGTCCGTGCTGCCGTGCTGACCGCGGACGTGACTGACACCGAGAAGGCCCGGCTGATTGCCGCGGCGCTGGCCAAGGCGGCAAATGCTGCAGACGCTTGACGCTTACATCGATCGCCTGTCGGGCCTCGGTGCAGAAGAAAAAGACCGGCTATTCGAGGAAGCCAAACAGATAATCGGATCCGATATATGGATCCCCAACCCGGGCCCACAAACTGGTGCCTATTACAGTGAAGCTGACCTGCTGCTCTATGGCGGCCAGGGCGGCGGCGGCAAGACCGATCTGATTGCCGGCCTGGCGCTGACGCAACACCAGCGCAGCCTGTTGCTAAGGCCGCAATACACGGACCTGGGTGCTTTGATAGAACGCGTCGTGGCAATCGCCGGGACGCGAAAAGGATTAAATTCAGCGCCGCCGGCGCAGTTCAAGATTGGCGATCACGTCGTCGATTTTGGCGCCGCGGCAACGATGGACCGCGCCGAAACCTGGCAGGGCAACCCGCATGATCTGATTGCTTTTGATGAAGCGTGCCAGTTCCAGGAGAGCGTGGTCCGTTTCCTTATGGGTTGGAACCGGTCTGCGGACATGCAGCTCGGCGGTGATAGCCGTCAGCGGGTCCGCACGATCATGGCCTCGAACCCGCCGATCTCGGCCGAGGGCGAGTGGGTCGTCGGCATGTTCCGGCCCTGGCTGGACATCACACACACCGATCCGGCGGATCATGGCGAGCTACGTTGGTTCATCGTCGACCCTGATGGCCGTGACATGGAGGTCGACGGACCGAACGACGTTCGCACATTAGATGGCACGGACTACATACCGCGGAGCCGGACGTTTATCCCGGCAGCCTTGTCGGACAACCCGTTCCTGGCCGACACGGGCTACCAGGCGACGCTCGATGCGATGCCGGAGCCACTGCGATCGGCCATCAGGGACGGCAACTTCATGGCCAGCCGCGAAGACGACGAGTGGCAGGTCATACCGACACCGTGGATCCTCGAGGCCAACAACAGATGGCTTGAGGAAGGCCGCCACAAGCACGCCATGACGACCATCGGGCTCGATGTGGCTCGCGGCGGACGAGATGACACGGTGTTCGCACCGCGTCATGGCATCTGGTTCGACCGGCTGACGGTCGTACCAGGCCGCAAAACACCAGACGGTCCGTCCGTCGCGGTCCTGGCAGCCGGCATGCTCCGGACCGGCGCCGTCGTCGGCGTCGACAATATCGGCATCGGTGCCGATGCGGAGACTGCGCTCAAGAATGCGGGCCTCCCGTTCGAAGCAATGAATGGGGCGGAGAAGGCAACAGGACATACGAGAGACGGGGCCTTCGCTTTTGTATCGCGGCGATCAGAGATGTGGTGGCGACTGCGAGAAGCACTCGACCCCGAGTATGGGCGGCCGATAGCACTGCCGCCCGATCCGGCGTTGCAGGCAGACCTGACCGCACCGATCTACACGGTGCGACCCGGGCAACCGCCAAAGATATATGTCGAAGGCAAGCAGGACATCATGAAGCGCCTGGGGCGATCACCCGATCGGGGCGATGCCGTGGTTTACGCCTGGAACTGTGGCGAGCTAAGCGATGACCGGGCATTCCGGCCACGCCATGTCACGGCGATGCCGAGACCGGTTACTGATTACGACGCCCTCCGTTACTGAGCCAATTGACCAAACTATCTGTGCGCCGCGCGGTCCAGACGGACCTCGAGGCGATCCTCAAGGAGGCCCAGGCACTCAACGATGAGTCGGCCTGGGACCTGACGTGGGACAACGAAGCAGCTCGGAAATATCTTGCTGGCTACATCGCCGGTGAGAACAGCGACATTTTGCTGATCACTCGCGATGACGCCATTGCCGGCGGCGCGCTGGTCCTGGTTGTCCAGGAGTGCTGGGACGAACCCCTGGCCGTTATCGACAAGTTTTTCATCGTGCGCCGACATCGACGCGGCACGGCATCGGCCCGCCTGACGCAGGCGGCGATCGACTGGGCCCATGCTCGGGGTGCAGCACATCTGTTTCTCGCGGCCGCGGCCCGTTTTAGCGGCGTAGAGCAAGGCCTGCTCATCCGTCTGATGAGACGGCACGGATTCCGGGAGACCGGACCTTATCTGGCGAAACAACTGACAGGAAATTGACATGTTTGGCGGAAGGACCCCTGCAATCGAGAAGGCCGAGCCCGTGGCAACAAAAGATGACCCCGAGGTGCTCCGGAAGAAGAAGGAAGAGACCCGAATGGCGGCCAACCGCGTCGGTCTCGGTAAGACGGCCAATGTGCTTGGCCAGGACCTTGGCACTGCGAACACGCAACGCACGCGGCTGCTCGGACGGCAGGTGGCCTAGCTCATGAGGACCCAGCGCGCCCGTGACTGCATCGAGCGGCTGCAGCGGAAGAAGAACGACCGCTCCACGATGAACCATCTCTGGGAAGAGGTGGCCGAGGTTCTGGCGCCGGAGCGGCGTGGCTTTATTTCAAAGACGCAGTCCGGCCGCGACACACAGATCTATGACAATTCGCCAGTCCTGGCCAAGCGCGGCCTGGTGAACGCCATCGGCTCGATGCTGCGGCCCAAGTCCAGCGCACCGTCCAAATGGTTCGACATCGTTCCCATCGACGAGGAGCTGCTCGACGATCCGGAGGTCAAGAACTGGGTCGACCGTGCCGAGGATGTACTCTGGCGGCACATCTATAACCCCGATGCTCATTTTGCCAACGCGACTGGCGAGATCGACGACGACCTGGTCACGTTTGGAACGGCGGCAGGTTATGTGGGGCTCAATCCCGCCATGACGAGCCTGATGTTCAAATCGTTCCACCTGAAGCAGGTCTACCTCGATGTCGACGCGCTCAACCAGGTAACCGGAGTTTACATCACCGAGGATTTGTCACCGCGTCAGGCTGCCGATCTGTTTGGCGAGACACACCTCGGCGCCAAGACGCTTGAACGGCTGCGCTCGCCACACAAGGCCCAGCGCGACGAGAAGAGCGAGTATGTCTGGCGGATCACCAAGCGCCATGAGCGTAACCCGGCAATCAATAACAATCTCAACATGGAGTACAGCTCGCTCATCATTGACGTCGATAGCGAGCATGAGGTCTCCGAGAGCGGCTATGAAGAGATGCCGTTCTTCATCCCCCGTTGGGACACACGGATGAGCGGAGCGACCAGTGAATGGGGCAGGGGCCCCGGCATCCTGGCGTTGCCGTCGGTGCTCACATTGAACCAGATGGGCAAGACAATGCTGCGGGCCCTGCACCGGGCGGTCGATCCGCCCTGGCTGCTGCCATCAGACAGCATGGTCAACGCCCCGCAGCTCAAACCTGGCGGGGTTTCTTATTATGACGCCAAGGCCATCCGCAATCTGGGCCTGGCCAAACCGTTCCAGCAGATGGACTCAGCAGCACAAATCCCCTGGGGCCTGAATGCTCAGACGGCCGAACGTGAAATCATAATGGCCGTCTTCTTCAAAAATATCTTGAACCTGCCGATTGATGCTCCGGCCATGACGGCGACAGAAGTGATCGATCGTCGTGAGACCTTCGTCCGCGAAATCGGTGCAGTGTTCGGCAGGCTCGAGAGTTCCTACACCAACCCCATGGTGGAGCGGGCCTTCAATATTCTGTTTAGAAAGGGAGCGTTCGGTCCGCCGGAGAGCATCCCCGAGGTGTTGCTCGGCACCGAAATCCAGTTCCGTTTTGCCAGTCCAGTCGAGAAGGCCAAGCGCCAGATCGAGGAGACCGGCGTCAACATGGCAATGGACCGTGTGCTGCAGATAGGCCAACTGCACCCGGAAATCCTGAACCGGTTCAACCTCGATGCCTACGGCAAGTTCATGGCCAAGGCCAACGACTTCCCGATCGATCTTCTCAGAACCGATGAGGAGGTCGCTGCCGCAGCCGAGGCCCAGGCCCAGGCCGCAGCCGCCGAACAACAGATGCAGATGGCCGAGCGTATGGCGCCGATCGCGGCAGCCGTGCCGGAAGACGCTGAGATGCCTGAAGAGGCACTGGCCGGAGTACCCGCCGCCGCATGACAACCCTGAAGCCAGACCTGGAGAAATTTCATGAAGCCCTCGTCCGATCTCTCGACCTCCAGCGATACGGCCCCGCCGATGTCATCCGTGACTTCCGCGCGCTGTTCCTGCGGGAGGACGAAGCGCTCGGCCGCCGGGTCCTCTTCCTCCTCCTTACCTGGTGCGGCGAGTACGACGTCAGCGACGACGACATGCCAGTGCCGCCGATCGACCCGAACGAGCTACAGCGCTGGGCCGGAAAACGTGAAGTAGCGGCCAAGATCAAGGCCGCGCTCTATGCCGATTTATCATCAACAACCGAGGATTTGACGAATGTCTGATGTTGCCGCCGCCGGCGCCGATGAGGCTACCCCGGCACCGGAAGCTGTTCCCGCGGAAGCGCCCGCGGTATCCGAAGCACCCGAAGCGCCTAGTGCCGCACCGGCCTGGCTGGAGGGTGTCAGTGACGACAAGGTCGTCAAACTGGCCAGTCGCTATACATCGCCTGCAACCATGGCCGAGGCTCTCTATGAGGCCAACCGGGAAATCTCTCAACGTGTGAAGATGCCCGGCGAGGATGCGAGCGAGGAG